CCAGCGCTCAAAAATCTAAACGCCTCGCCGTAATACGCGTTAGCCGAACCACCTGCAGCAATGACATAATTCAAGTCTAGTGTGTTCGTATTGAACGCGCCGGACGTATTATCTGACGCAGCTGATGGACGAGTGCACAAACGATAGTTGGCTATACGAATGTCCACCGTACCGCGTGGCATAGGATACTCGCGCTGTTGCGCTTCTGATCCTTGCATGATGTACTCAAGCAACCACAGGTTAACACCACGATTTGAAAGATTAATCAGGATGTACCACAACGCCAGACGTATGTCTTGAACATACTCTGGCGTCATTTCCTCTGCCAACTTGCCAGCCTCTTTATAAGCAAAACGAATCATTTGATCCACCGTGACGGTGGTCTGAGCCGTTGTGTTAGAGGTGTTAGTGTAGTCGCTGGCCATTATTTCTTCTTAGTCACTTTTTCAGGAAGTTTTTTCTTTGCAGGACCCGCAGCCACAAACTCCTTACCCACGGATTGCTTGATGCCTACTTTTTTAGCAAACTCTGGGCTATGCGCGACACCCTGCATTAAACGCTCTTGAGACTTTGACTTAATTGGCATGACTATTTTTTCCTTGCTGTTTTAGCAGATTGCTTAAACGCGTCATTAGTCGGAGCACCTTTTGAGCCTGGTGTCCTCATTTTTTCAGGAGTTTTTCCTGCTGCCTTTTGACGAGCGATGCGTTCTTGCTTGGCGTGGATGTTGGCATAGAGCCCAGGTTTAGTAGCCATTAACAGTTCCAGTTCCTTAATGATGCCTTAGCCCGTTCTGCTGGGCCTTTAGCTTTTTCAACAACGCCTTCCATACGGGCACAGAAACTAGCCTTCCTGCCCTTGTCCTCTTTTGTTTTAGGACTTGGTGCAGGAGGCTTTAAATTGCTACCGTTTTTGGCGTTATATTCGGCACGACCCTTTGCAGTCATGCCGGCACCAGATTCGGTAGAATTGTACGTTTTATCTTTGCCTGTTGTCTTGCGAGGTATAGGCTTGTCGTGCTTTTTCATTTAACACATGCCGCCACGATTGAACTTGTTTGCGCCCATCTTCTTAGGCATCTTAGCGTCAGGCTTCTTGGTGATCTCTTTGACGTCGATCATGCCGCCAGCTTTGTGTTCGCGCACGGATGGCTTCTTGCTCTTCGCACGACCGCCTTTTTTCAACTTGGCGAGGTCCGTAGTAGGCTCGTCATGCTTTTGTTCGTCGTGCATCTTGAACGCCTTCTTGACTACCTTTTTGTCCTGAGCCATATCTGCAGACTCATTCTCGTAGTCTTTTTTCGAGTGATCGATGCGGGGTGTATATTTTGCCATGTTAAGTTCCTCTCTACTGTAAATTACCCATCAAAATAAGGTCTTTCGCCCTGAAAAAGGGCAGACTCAACCCGACGTCTGGCCCTCAAAACTTTCTCTACTGGGGTGCCTGAACACACCCACGAGTGCATCGCCTTGGCGGCGCCATTGATATCGCCTGCGATCCACTTCTTTAAAAACACACTGCGCTGCAGGTTAGGCACCCCGATGTTCCAGCAGAGGCTTGCAGCGGCGTCTATTCGATTCTGTGTTGCGTATTTTTTAGGCACTCGCTTTAGTACGTGGCCACAATACTTTTGCGCTTCTTTGGCTAATCGTGCGTCGGCTTCTTTTCTGGGTATTGTGTCACCAGGTTGCACAGGGCTGCCATTCGCGCGAGTCGTAAAACCGTACCCATACGTCCAAGGAGCGCCGCCAGTAATTGCATCTGGGTACGCCACGGACGAAAAGCCCTCAAACCGCTGTATCAGCGCGTGTGCCTTGGGTCCTACCTCAATCTCCTGTTTGCCTACTGGGGGGTCTGTTATAACGCTACAACAGCCCATCAACACCAGCGTCAGGAGAGTCTTACTGATTAGTCTTGTCAGCCTTGTCATCGAGCTTATCAAAAATGCGAACTAGCATGTCTTTGATTTCTTTAATGGCTTCCTTGAAGTCATCCCTTCGCGCAAAATCCTGATGCATTTCAAGAGACAGGCTACGAATCTCTGATTTAAGATCGCGCAAAGAATCCCAAACTGTTTTTAAGAACCATCCACCAGCCGCACTACCTATGGTGACGACGGCGTTAAAAATACTCTGACCATCCATTACGTTTACTCCCCTACCATTGATTTTAAATTTTGAATCAGCCTGCTATCGGTTGGGTTAAATTCAAGTGCCTTCTTGCAAAGCTCGACGGCTTGATCTTTAAAGCCTAAATTCCATGCAGCGATAGATGCAAGATCAAACGGCTTTTCTGCCCAGTTAATTGGCTCTTCCATATATATGTAGGACCGCTGAGAGATGTTAAGTGCTGAGATAGCAGCAAAATAACTCTCTGTCCACATATGTTGATTATACGCCGCTTGAGATAGCTCAACCCAACTATCGCGCACTGTGGGATCCTCAGCAACAGACAAACGGGCCCACCTAATGGCTTCCCCTTTATTGTTTATCTCTGTGTGCGCCTTGGATAACAACCTCATGGCGTATGATTTTTCAGCGTTCCATGTTGCGCTAGGTAATTCTAAATAGCGTTTTAATTCGTTAATTGCTTCCACCCACCGACGATAGTATGTCAATTCTCGCGCGTAGTAAAAAGTATTACGAGAACAATTTGGGTCTTCTTTAATCGACGTGGATAAAAGATCCATGTACTGACCGCGTGACTTAGTATTGTCTGGGAGGTGTGTGACTAGTTGTTTGTCAGTCCACTCATAGCTTTCTGTAAAGCCAGTGGTCGGTACAAGAATTTCGTGGCAGGGATGCTTCCAACGATAACCAGAACGTGAATGAATTTTATCAGAATGAAATACGACACCGCTGCCCCAGTCAAATTTATACTTCAATCGTGTAGTGTCGTCTTTCCAAAGTCTTTCGACTTCTTCTCGCCAACCTGGCTCCATCACTTCATCTAAGTCTAAGCAAATACACACGTCATAATCGGCAGGCACTAACGTCAATGAGGCCTCACGCGCCACATCAAAACGCCACGGTTTAACGCTGATGTTATACACCACAGCACCACACTCTTTGGCTAGTTCTACTGTTTTGTCAGTCGAGCCTGTGTCCGCTATAAGAATGAGATCCGCATCTTTTGCGGAATCACAAAACCTTTTTACAAAGGCCTCTTCATTTTTAGATATCGCGTAGACTGCTATCTTCATTTAACTAGTTTCCTTTTTTACCAAGGCAAAGGCAAACTGACGATAGGCGGATCAATAATTTCTTGAATTTTTTGATCAATGGCAGACTCAATTGCTTCTTTATTTATGCAACCAGAATCCCACACCCATCCTAAAACCTGCTCCTCGGTTAATTCGTTATAAGGGATAAAACTACCCTCATTATACTCTAATCCGTAACAGCCTGTGATTGAAAATGTGTGCTCACCGTCAACACCGGTACAGGCTACGTGTACGTCCTTAACCACGTTTGCATTTCCATTTTGGTTAGAAATACAATTTATTTTTGTGACTGACCAAGTAAAAGTTATCATAGTTTAGAAGAACATAAAAAAGTTGCCGTTGTCAGTAACCACTGGAGGAACATACGTATAGGTAAACACAATTAATCCGCCGCCAGAAGAATCAACTCCATTTTGTGCCCCGAATCCTTGGACGCCGCCAGACACGTATCCGCTTAAAACGCTGCTAAGACGCGACCGTCCACCCGCACCCGCAGCAACACCATAAACATCACCTTTTGTGGTTGTCCAAATATTTTCAACACCGCCGCATCCAGCAAGGCGAAATGCGTTAGGATTTGCATTAAGCGAACCACCACCGCCACCAGAACCGCTTGAGCCGTTAGTTGCGTTTATTGCGGAAGTTGCCCCCGACCCGCCAGCAACAGATAGTCTACTAGCTCCGCCTGCTCCACCATTTCGTGAAGCATAAGTTCCTGAAGCAGCACCAACTGACCCGCCGTTTGCTGCGCCACCACCGCCACCAAGACCATTGCTACCAGACGTAGCACCTGTGCCTCCATTAGCACCGGCTCCATTCGGGCCCGCTGAACCACCGTTGCCCGCGACGTTAGCTGTTGCAGCAGCGTTACCGCCTGAATATACTGTTGAACCAAAAGAAGAACCAGACGCACCACCTGTTGTCGTAGTAGTTCCTTTTGCTAATACCGTATTAGTTGCTGATGATGGTTTGACGTTTGACGAGGGGTTAACCCATGTATCAGGGTCAGCACTAGCTACGGTTGAACCAGCACCTAAATATAATGGCCCCCCTGGAGTTAGCGTCAATGTTCTCGTTGCGTAAGCCCCGCCGCCAATTGTATTTACTCCGCTACTATTTGCCGCGCCAACACACTCAACTTGTAAGCTGGTAACACCATAGGGTATGTACCAATATCCTAGATAAGTGTATAAATTATTACTTGCTCCAGTGATAAACGGAGCCGCATCAACAAAACTTGCTGATGCGCTTCCTGTAGTATAGGTAAGGACAATTAATCCTCGAGAACTAGCACTTGTTCCTACATCAGATGTTCTACAAGCACCACCGCCGTATCCTTGACCACCAGTTTGGTTTACTATATTATTACCGCCGCCACCACCGCATGGCCCCCATTGCACACCAGCAAAATCAGTCCATATTAAATCTGGGCCACCAGAGCCAGCGGGAGTGGACGGAAAAATAGCTGCAGCACCACCACCGCCATTTGAACCATTACCAGATGTAGCACCACCAGAACCTCCACGACCGTTACCGCCAGTGTTTCCACTACCAGTGCTACCACCATTTGCGCCGCCACCACCATTATTTGGAAAAACTCCCGCGCTTGCTCCAGCACCATTTGGGCCAGCAGCACCACCTCCACCACCAAATATATCAGGAGGACCCTCAGTCCAAGTACCACCATTTCCACCTGAGTATTTAACATCACCAATACCAGCTGATGCCTGCCCTCCGGGGGCAAGGTCTGTGCCAGCTGGCGTTCCTGCTTTAGCTAAACAACCATCAGTTGTGGAAGTTGGCGCAGCGTTTGATGTCTTGTTAAACCAAGTGTCAGAAGTGCCTACTTGAATATATACAGTTTGTAAAGCACTAATTCCTGAAATTGCAGTTGTTTTAGAATACGCGCCACCACCTGAATTGGCTATGCCTCCAGCACCAACACATTCGACTTGCAAAGTGCCCCCCGATGGAAAATCCGCCGGTATCGTAAATGAACCAGTTCCAATAGGGATAGCAATGACTGTCGTTGGCATTTTTTAAGCCTGTGTAAGCACAGCAATAACATCCCAACGGGTGTTGTTTGCGTTGTATATGCAACCAACATACGTGGTTTTATTTACTGTTGTTGTAGTCGGTAGCGTTACACCAATAGGCGTATACGTTGCATTCCACGTTATCGCTCTAGCTGTACCATTGTCTAATACTCTAAATATTAATTTATTACCATCTACAGGTGATTGCGATGATCCAATAGGCGCAGAAACAGTTAATGCTGCTGCTTGAGCGGTTAAATTATATTGGTCACCTGATGAAATATCTGGTGCCAATGTCGCAGTTGATGCCGCAGTAACTACACGAGGATTAATACGTTTGTTCGTTAGTGTCTCAGTGCCTGTATAGGTAACAATCGACGCGCCGGCGAGTGAAGATGCCCCTGTGCCGCCACGGTTTGTTGCTACAGCATTTCCATTCCACGTGGCTGATGTAATTGACCCTGGGTAATCAAACGTATTAGTTGACCACGACACATTGGCTGGTGCTAGGTCATGTCTATCCCAACTTCCTGCAGCAGTCGCGTTAGATAGCAAAGTGAGTTGTACATAGCCACCCGATGGAACACTAACAATTAATGTTCCTGAGTTGTTGTTTACTGTAATCGCGCCGCTTGATTGATTGTTATTAAATTCATAGAGCGCGCCATTTGACAATGTCGTAGCATTTGGTAACTGAATAACTTGGCCGCCTGATCCAGTAATATTGTACGAAGTAACGGAGGCAATTGTTAGTGTGATTTGTGTGCCTGATGCAGCGGTATTTGAAAAACCATTTAAAAACGAATTGGCACTAACATTATTATTGTCATCAATAGTAACGCCCGAATTCTGGATTAACTTGCCTGTAGTAGTATCAAATCGAGCAATAGCGTTATCCGTTGCTGAAGCTGGTCCAACTACGTCACCACCGCCGCTACCCGCAGGGCCGGTGGGGCCTGTTGGGCCTGTTGCACCTGCCGTACCTGCAGCACCTGTTGGGCCTGTTGGGCCTGTGGGGCCTGTGCCCGATGGGCCAGTTGCTCCTGTTGGACCAGTTGCACCTGCCGTACCGGCTGCACCCGTTGGGCCTGTTGGACCAGTTGCACCTGCCGTACCGGCTGCACCCGTTGGGCCTGTGGGGCCTGTTGCACCTGCCGTACCGGCTGCACCCGTTGGGCCTGTGGGGCCTATGGGGCCTGTACCTGATGGGCCAGTTGCACCTGTTGGACCAGTTGCGCCTGCAGTACCGGCTGCACCCGTTGGACCTGTAGGGCCTGTGGGGCCTGTACCTGATGGGCCAGTTGCGCCTGTTGGACCAGTTGCACCCGCTGCGCCTGTCGGGCCTGTAGGGCCTGTGCCTGATGGGCCGGTTGCACCTGTTGGGCCAGTTGCGCCTGTATCACCTGTGGGGCCAGTTGTCCCAGCTGTACCCGCCGCACCTGTGGGGCCTGTTGGACCAGTTGCACCTGTGTTACCTGTAGGGCCTGTGGGGCCGCCTGCGGGGCCTGTGGGGCCTGTAGCACCTGTAGGGCCAGTTGCGCCTGTACCCGTTGGGCCGGTTGCGCCTGTTGGGCCGGTTGCACCTGCCGTGCCGCTTGCGCCTGTTGGGCCTGTGGGTCCTGTGGCTCCTACGCTACCTACAGGTCCAGGGGCTCCCTGTGGTCCCTGTTGTCCTGGTGTTCCTGTTGGGCCTAACGGGCCTAACGGGCCTGTGGGTCCTAATGGGCCTGTAGGACCAGCTGGGCCTATGGGGCCAACAGGTCCAATAATGCCGCCTTGAAATACAGAGGCGGCAACCTTTTTTGTTATGCCATTTTGCACGACAACCGTCACGTCATTTGCACTGACGGTGGTTGCGGGAGGCAGCTGTAATATACTTATATCGGCCATGACTATGTATCCAGTATGTTGCCCGGTGTGGGTTCAGCAGAGGTGTTGCCATACTGCGCAGGCGTAAACGAATCCCCAAATCCAGTACCAACCATGTTGGGGCCTTGATTAATTGTTTGAGAGTTGGGTGCGTTAGGGATAGCCTTGCCTTTTCCAGGTATGGCTACGGAGACGTCTGGTCGCGCATGACGCAGTGTGATTGTTTCTGTTTGGCGTGCAGCCAGACGCCATGGATCGTATTGATCCAAGTCGGCTGGGCATACCATTAAGCCCGGTGAGTTTGGGTCCGGACGCAATAAGGTGTAAGGAACTTTCCTGCTACACCTGTCGCAAATCGCGACGGAGAGGACAGCCTCCCCGCGCGTATCGCAATAGATTCCGCCGTAATAGGCGTTACCCATTAACGTACTCCGGCTTGAATTACAGTCAGAGTGTCTGAACCAGAACCGCCAGTAATTCTAATAGCACGGATTGGATTATCTACGATTGGACTTGCCGCAGCAGCAACCCACACCATTGTTGGTGCGGTTGCCACTGGATACCCTTGCGCGTCCAACGGAAATGGATCCGAGTATGATACTTGTACCGTGCCGCCTGAAGCAACATAAGCTATGTTGATAGGCGTCAGGTACTGATCAATCGGCACTAGTACGCCGTTGCCTACAGTGATTTGGCGCATGGTATCTCCTTAGCTATTTGTATAGCCTGAGCCGTATGCTGTGATAGAACCGTCTACATTACGCGGTATGTACTCAACATCAAAAGTACCTGCCAATGTGCCAGTGATGGCAGTAATAGCAGTAGCAGTAAAGGTGACCGTTACGTCAGAAGTGCCGACGTTGTTCAATAATGTAGCAACTGCTGCGGTAGCTGTGAATGTGAGTCCGATTCTGCCGCCAGTAGTAGTTGGAGTTAGCGTGCCTACGTCTGTGCCATCAATAGCCACAGTAATCACACCGCCTGTCAACGCCGATGGCGCTGAAGTTTGGTAGAGAAAAACGTGGTTAATCAGTGATCCAGCTGGAATCGTAAGAGCAGTGGCTGTTGTGCTGCCAACTTTAAATGTTGGGATTGCGCCAGCTGTACGAGCCGCTGTAATAGGAGCAAAAAACTGCTGTTGTCCTACTGTTGCTGCACCAGTGTTGTCTGGGGCGATGGTGCCGTCGTTTGTTGGGTTGTTGCGCTTAAAAATCCGAATTGGACTGGTAAATGTACTTGACATGACTTCTCCTAGGGAAGATTAACGGCGCCGTCTCCTGGAAGTAAACCGTGAGCTATTCGGTAATCGGCGTCATTTGAAGCTCTACTTATAAGTACCCATTTCTATAAGAAAAAATGCCCCGCTTTGTAGGCGGGGCATCTAGGGACGACCCCGAAGGGCCTCAGTCTTTCTTTACAGACCGATTGTGCCGTACACGTTACGTGGATCGTGCCAGCCGGTCGCATAACGCTCGGAGGCCTTGTAACGCATTGAGTCAGTCTCGAAGTCGCCTTCTGAGCTGCGCTCCAGAGGACGACGCATGACTAGCATCAGGCCGTTCTCTGCATTGGTCTGGATCCACCAAGCTTTGCTGGAGCTCAAACGGGTCACAACGTGAGCACCGTTAGGGAGCATACCAGTTGACTTGATTGGGTTCAGGTCATTGTCAGCACTGCCTGAACGCAGTACCGATTTCAGGATTACCTCAGCTTGGAATTCCAAGGCAGGAGGAACGATCAACTGTTCTGCTTTCAAACGGATACGCTTGCCGTTGTTGTCCACAGCGGAACGGATCTGAATCAGCATCTGCTCGACCGAAGTCTGAGACATAGCTGCTGCAGTTGACAGCTGGTTGCTGAATGTACGACCTTGGGAGATCGGGTGAGCACTGTTGATCAGTGTCACGCCGTCACCACCGACGTAGCCGGCAGTAAACGCAAAGTTCAGCAAGTTGGCGCACAGTGTCTCTTTAGTTTCGATCATTGACTGAGCGAGGTGCTTCGAGAATGTGGAGCCGATACGGATGTGATCGCCGTCTTCCATCAGAACTTTGGTCAGGGCGTATGCCAAGCCATAGATCTTGTAGATGAAGCGAGTGATAAACAGAGTACCACCCTGGTCATACGAGACGGGTGTGCCGTCAGGCATTTCAGGAGCAGTATTCATACCGAAGAGCATGACCTCTTCGTGATAGTTACGTGGGATACCAGTGATCTGGGTCGTGAAACCTTTCCACTCATCATCACGTTGTTGATAGACACCATCAAAGACTTCGTTAAGGATAGGTTCAACTACCGCACGAAAGTCCGTACTACGCATTGGGGTTGCCATAGCTACTTCCTTTCTTTAATTATTCTACGTTAGGAGCAACGAAAGTATCGTTAGCAAGTTTGACTTGAACAACAGTATAGGCATCACCCCATGCATTGTCGATTGCACGACCCAAATTGACTACTTGCATTTGAGCTTGTGTGCCTGCGGCAACTGCGGTAGTGCTTAACGCTGCTGTTGAAGTACCCAAACCACCGTTGCCGATAATTTGACCTGACGAGACTGCAGTAAAGTTAAACTCTTGGCCAACTACGATGTTAGTCAATGAACCGTTAGCTTGAACTTCATAAACAATTTCTGGGTCCATGAAAATCCACATTACGACGTTAGTGGCTGTGCCCAAATCTGGACCAAACCACTTGCTAACAGTACGACGACCGGATGCATCGGTGTATTCCACACCGCCAAATACACCGGCGAGGCGCATGTTGGCTGTAGGGGTGTTGCTGGCAACAACGAGGGTCGCTGTACCTGCGGTTGTTGCTTCATCCAAAGCGACTGGAGTGCCGGAGTAAAAAATTGCAGCGGTGTCATAGGCACCGGTGAAGTTCAAACTGCGGACCAGACCACTTGGGTGGTAGACGGGCTTGAGCCCGAATGGAGCATAAGTTGCGCTCATCTTTTTGGTTCCTTATAGTTTTAGGGTTAAAACCGCATATTGTGTGCGGCTCTATTCGACTCTTTTTCCATTTCCAAAAGACCGCCTTCCAAAATTGAGCGTCCACCTTTACCTGGATCTGCTGCTGAACGCACCTGTGCGGTGATATTTCGCTGGTGTTCCAGCGGATCGTCATGGTGCAACAT